GCTAGTAACTGACTCGGAGTGTCACCACTTGCTAACGCAACGACACAATCAGGATCAATTATTGTTTTTAACGGTACTTCGGTATTCTTTTTAAAATATACATTATAATTTAAAATACTATTCAACACACTGATATTTTCAACTGTATGTTTGTCATCTAAGAAGATAGTTCCTAGCGGTACTCCTTTAGTTGTAGAGTACTTAACTTTTAGTGCATGAGCAGTATGATACTCAGCAATATTTCTTGCTATACTATTAAGACTGTCGTTGTTATAGTCAATATGTTTCCAAGTTATTTTGTTCATGTTGATATCCTGTACAATGGCATAGCATATTTGTTGCCATCTAATTCAACTTGAACATATTTCTCTATTGGTCCTACTTCGTTAACTACTGTGTCTGTTATTTTTAAATTACCACTAGTTATATTACCTTGTGTAATTAAGTTACCATTACTATCAAGTTTTAATTTAATAGACATGTCTGTATTATTAGACAATGCTATAACCATCTCATTAGCAACTGCACCTTGTTTATTATAATCCTTAGATACAAAAAATTGTATAGCACCATTCAACGGTGTTTCATCATGACAATACCCTAAACTACTGCCTGGCTTAGTTCTTCCATAAATTTGAACACCACCTAAGTTATCTCCTGGTTCGACTGGTAACTTATTCTGCTGTGTTCCTCTTGATTTAGTTATTCCAAGAAAAATAGGTTCATTGCCGCCTGTGGCTCCGTCAATATATAACAACTGTTCGTTAGCAGTAGAACGCACAATAAGATTTGCATTTTTTTCTTCTGTACCAATAACAGTTTGTTCATGTAGTTCTATAGGATCTACATCATGGCAAACAACTTTATATCCTACGTCCATTATATATGTTTTCCTAATTCTGTAAATGTTTTTCTAAAGTCTGTTCCACGACGTTCGTCTAATACTCTTAAATAATCTTGTAGTTGAGGCAATTTATTAGACCAATCTTCGCTCATCATATATTCTACTATACCTTTGAATCTCTGTTTCCCCATTGCATGTTGATTCCACTCAGTATTAAATTTTTGACTATCAATAAATCTTTCAATATTATCCTTAGCAAATTCTTTATACTCTTGTGGTAATACTCGTACATTCAAATAACTTGGAAAATATACAAGGTGTGTTCCAATAAGACCGCCACCAAAAGGTAATACATTAATATTATTAAACTTTTGCTCTATTTTCCATTCAGCAAGTTCGTGTATGTATGCTACATTTAACAACTGTACTGCACAAGCCATATTAACTCTAATATTAGATCCTGCGTTATCTAATTTATGTAAGTTTGCACTTACGTCTTGCCATTTACTAGGATAGCGTATATAATCATTCTTATCTCCGTATGCATCAATACTAAAGTTAAATGTTACTTCTTGAAAGTGTTTCCACAATGCAAATAGTTTATCAGGTAGTTCTAATCCATTACTGTTATAACGTATACAAATATTTTTACTAAAGCCGTTGTCAACCATAAACTCTAGTATAGCATAATGCTCTGGTATTAGTAAAGGTTCTCCGCCTGCAAAATATAATTCTTTAATGTGTTGTGACTGGTCTTTCATAGAATCGAGAAATGATCCTTTCTTATACCAAGTATAATCAAAATCTTGATCCCAACTTTGTTCTGCAATTAAGTCTTTGTTTTTGTATTTAGGTTTTTGTAGCTTCCATTCTTTAATCCAACTACTTGAATCATGTGGACTACACATTACACACTTTAATTGGCACAAGTTACCAAGGCGTAAATCAAAGTAAGGAATGTTAACAGGTAAGTTACCGTCTGCATCTGTTTGATCTACAATGCTATCAATATCTAAACGCTTTTCCCACACTTTAGTTTCCCATTGGCGCTTACTTACAATACCTTTTTCCTCTTCTGCAAAACATTTACGACAACTTGCAGGTACTTCGTCATTTAGCATTTGCAATCTTGTATTACGCATATGTTCACTGTTCCATACTTCTTCAATAGTATGGTCACGCATGTTCATAGCAATACCGTCCTTTTTAACAAGGCCTACTGTTTTGTCATCTTCAAGTCCAGCACCTGATGCATTAGCAGTACAACAAACTCTAACGTCACCATTGGGGCGTGTTGCTAAGTGTATCCATGGTAAAGGACAAAACGTCTTACGCATGTTCATGCCTTTCAAATTGTGCATTCATTTTATCAAAACTTCCACATTGTTTTGAACATTCTTTTAATCCTGTACTAGTCCAACAACTACTAATTTTATTAAAGAAGTTACTATCAAATATTTCTTTCAATGACTGTGTGTGCAAGTTAGGAAATTCTTTAATTTTTATCATATAATCTATTTTTGAATGGGCATGTTGTGGTAACCATTCTAAATCTAACCAACAGCACGGACTAACATTTCCATTAGCACTAATATACATTTGCTTATCTTCAACTGCTTTACAATTAATAGTTGGTAATGTTTCGTTCCTAGCTTTTTCTGCTGGTGCAATCATTTCTAAACTTTTTTGCGATGGTAATAGTGTATGTGTAACATTATAGTTGTCATCTATTACATCAAACTTACCATCTTTAAATCTTGTAGTATGCTTAATGCTAAATCCTTTAAAGCCTAAGTCTTTGCTTAACTGTTCACATGCATCTACTTGATGTTCATTGTGTTTGAATACTAACATATCCCAACGTGCATCACCACCTGCACCTATAAATGCTTGTGCGTTTTCTAAAATTTTCTCATAGTTTGTACTAATTCTATATAATGAATGAGTATCTCCTAATCCGTCAATACCAAATACAATTTTTACTCCTACATCTGCTAGACCCTTAAACCAATCTGTTGTTCTAGCACTTCCGTTAGTGTGCATTTGTAAAGTCATAAAAGGATTATGCTTACGTAGATATTGCATTATACCTAGTGTATCTTTGGCCATGATAGGATCGCCTAAGTTTCCGCACATACTAAGAAACTTTAATTGCTGTACAAAACTTATAGGAAACCATTCAGTAAACGTTTGGTAATTAATTTCTGTAAGATCTAATCCTTCAAGTAATGGCCCACCATGTAACCGTCTTGGACACATAGGACATTTTGCTTGGCATTTCGAAGTTACTTCTAAATGTATTGCTGTTACGTCTTCGTAATTATACATCGTTTGTTCCTATGATCATAAATCTTTTATACTTTGTTAATTGTAATTCTTTTGCAACTTCAACATTTAACTTTGATTTCTTTACAAACTCGTCTAGCGTTTCGCTACAGTTAACATGTTCTTCTAATTCAGAATAGTTATTAGATTGTAAAACTATCTTTGTACCCTTTGGTATATTATTTAACCATTGCATATATTGTTCTGGTGTAATATGTTCGCAACTTGTATTAATAACAAAGTAAGGACTAGTTGTATATTCGTAACTACACATATCTCCTGTAACTGCTTCAAACATACCTTCCATTTCTTGTCGTTTATTTACTGTACTTGCAATTTTTTTACAAACAGGATCAAGGTCTACACTTATAATATGTTTAATACCAATCTCACTATTGAATAGCATATTTGCTAACACACCATTCCAACCACCATGTATAACAGCATTAGCATTACTAATTGTTTTAGCTTTTGCACTTAAAGATTCAACTAACCAAGTTTTAGACTCTAGTTGTCCACCCCAGAAACTTTCTAAGGTACGGCTTCTATCATCGCTGTTGCGAATAGCGTCCATCCAAAACTTAATATCTTTAATATCTATTTTCATAATTCGTTAACTAACTTATCAAAGGCTTCTTCACCTAATACATTGTATAATACTACTACTAAGAATATAAACCATAATAACCAAAACACATAATAGCCTAACTTTGTCCATCCTAATCCTAGTATTTTATATACTATTGGCATAGGCAAATACTTTTCAAATAATGTAGTAATATCCCATACAAATTTAAGCATAAAAATCCACATCAATGCTCTAACGTATTTGTTCTTTATATCAGAAACTTTAAAGTTTGCTTGTGCTTCTTTTACTTTTTTATCATGCGCCTTATAGCGTTCCCATAACTTCTTCATAGTTGTACCTTTGGTATTTTATTATCTGCACTACTAACACACGTATCAGTTACACACTTAGATGGTGTCTTAAACAGCGTAAAACCGTCTTTAAGCGTACCTAGAGGTTCATCGCTACAACTATAAGCTCTTTTAACTTCATCGCCACGTATGATGCAACTTTGATACCCTGCATTGCAATTCCAACCTTTAAATTTGTTAAAGCCAAATGCATTTAATCTTTCTGCTTGATCTAATTCGTATGTTACTCCTTGAGCATCTTTGAGCCTGA